GGCACCGACATGATCGGGTGCGAATGGCGAGTAGGAGTGTGGACATGAAAACGAAGTACAAGGTGACCGGGCCGGTCGCGTTCAACGACGTGCAGCCCGGTGAGGAGTTCGAAGCCGAGCTCGACCCCGACCTCGAAGCCCGCGCGTTGGAGCGCGGCTCGATCACGAAATCGAAGGATGTGAAGAAGGGAGGAAGCGATGCCGAAGCGGATAGCGCTAACTGACCATGTGCAGTGCGATCTGGTCGACCTGTCCGATTTCGCGAGGCAGGTGCAGGTCGCGTTCAGCGACGCCCAGGTCGACGTGTCAGGGTTCAACCCGGCCGGCACCAACGAGTACCTGCCCGGCGCCCGCACCCAGTCGGTCACCGTCGACTTCTACGGTTCCTACGGGGCCGGGGAGGTGCACGCGACCCTGTACCCGCTCTATAAGGGCCGGTTGACGACCGCGTTCAAGTGGCGCCCCGACGGCGCCAACCCGGTCAGCGCCACCAACCCCGAGCTCCGCGGGAACGCGAAGCTGTACGACTACGGGCCCGGGGCGCAACGCGGCAGCGAGGACAGCTACCAAGTCACGTTCATGGCCGCCGACGCGGCCGGGTTCGACTTCTTCACCACCTGATGGCCACGCGGCAGGGCGCCACGATCGAGGTGAAAGGCTGGAAGGAGCTCGTCAAAGCCTCCCGCGAATTGCCGGCGAACAGCCGGCGGGAGCTGCGGAAGGCGTTCCGGGAGTCCGGCGAGCTCGTCCGCTCCGACGCGGCCGCCAGGTTCAGCCCGATCGACGCCCGCTCCGCGGCCGGGTACAAGGTCCGGGTCCGGCAGTCCGGGGTCGCGGTGCAGCAGTCCCTGCGGAAGACAACCGGGAAACGCCCTGACTACGGCGCCTTGCAGATGCGTCGCGCGCTGCTGCCGGCGCTCGACGCGAACGAGGCCGAGACGATGCAGAAGCTCGAGGCCGCCCTCGACCAGGCGATCCGGATCTGGGAGCTCTGAGGTGGACACGATCGTGATCACAGGGGTGCCGCCGTGGGATGGCCGCTACCCATTCGACATCGCCGACAACGAACCCACCACCCGGGAATGGGGCTACATAAAGCGCTTCTCGGGTTACTTGCCGGCGACGATCGAGGACGGGCTGAAGGGGGCGGACCCGGAGCTGATCTGCGCGTTCGCGGTGATCGCCTTGCGGCGGGCCGGGAAGGCCGGGAATGAGGACGTCCCGGGTGTGTATGAGCGGCTGGCGGATGCGCCGTTCGGGGCGGCGGTGCACCTCGAGACCGACGCGAGCGAGGACAGCGAGGGTGATGTGGGCCCCCCAGCCGGAAGCTCCGACGGGAGCTCGAGCTCTTCTGGGACCGATTCGACGAGGAGCTCGGAGACGTCGCCCGAGATCCCGCCTATCTCTGGGATCCCCGGCTCGGCTGGTTCGGAGTTACCCCCGATGGTGTCGGTGAGCTCACCCCGGCGCAGCTGATGGGCTGCATCGACCTGTTCGCCGCGATCCACGAGCAGGGGGAGTGACCGGTGGCGCGCCGGATCGAAGTCGACATCATCGGGGACGCCAGCTCGCTGCAGCGGGCGTTCCGGGAGACCGCGACCGGGGCGCAGCGGTTCGAAGCGAAGATCACCGGTTCGTTCCACAACATCGCCCGCTCGGCCGTCGTCGCGGCCGGCGCGTTCGTCGGCTTCTCCGCGGCCGGGCAGGCGTTCAGGACCGTGATCAACGCGGCCGTCGATGCGCAACGCTCGACCCGGCAGCTGACCGCGCAGATGAAAGCGTCCGGTGAAAGCTTCCAGGCGAACCGGCAAGCGATCGAGCAGGCCGGGCTCGCGATGGGAAAGTTCGGGTTCACCGTCGAGGACAGCCAGAAAGCCCTGACGGTCCTCGATCGCGGCACCAAGAACATCAGCCAGTCGATCCGGCTGCAAGGGCTCGCGGCTGACATCGCCCGCGCAAAGAACCTCGACCTCGCCGACGCCGCCAACGTCCTCGCAAAGGTGTTCGGCGGGCAGGAGACCGCCTTGCGCCGTGCCGTTCCCGGCCTCTCGAAGCACGCGCACGGGCTCGAGCTGATCGCACAGGCGTCACGGCGGCTCGCGGGGCAGGCGGCAGCCGGCACGACCGCGGAGGAACGGTTCCACGCGATCCTCCACGACACCGAAGTGATCATCGGCAGCGCCCTTTTGCCGACCGTGAACCGGTTCCTCGGCAGGTTGTCGGAATGGCTCGACAAGATGAACCAATCGGGCCGGTTGCAGCGCGACGTGAACCAGGCGCTCCAAACGGCGACCGGGATCATCAACGCGCTCAAAGGCCCGGTCGAGGCGGTCGCGGGTGCGTTCAAGACGCTCGGGTCGGCTGTCGGGGGAACCAAGAACGAGGTGGAACTGCTGGCGGCGGCGTTCGCCGCCTGGAGGGTCACAGGCTGGCTCACCGCGCTCGGCGCGTTGACTGGTGGGATCAGGGGTGTCGGGACGAGCGCGAGAACGTCCGCTGGTCAGGTGGCAGGATTGCGGGCCGTGCTCGGGCGGCTCGGCGCGATGGGCGTGATCGGAGTCACGATCGCCGTCAGTTACGAGGTCGCGAAAGGCGGGCAGTGGCTCTCGAAGGCGCTGGGGACGCTGGGCATCCCCGGTGTCGGGAACCAGAATTTCCCCTCGGCCCGGGCTGCGGCGCTGGCCGCGGTCGCGCAAGGCATGTCGCAGGCCCAGTTCGTCAAGGCGGCCGGGATCGGCGGCATCTCACCGCAGGCCGCCGCTGCCGCGTACACGGCCGCCGTCCGTGCCGAGACATACACCGTGACCAGGCCGCCCGCCCGCAGGCCGGCGGGGGCCGCTCCCGCGCACGTGGCGGGCAGCGCCGCACAAGGATGGGGGCAGCCGCTCACGCAGGCGCAACAGCTCCAGCTCGCTCTTGCGGCGCACCCAGCCTCGCTCGCGGTTCTCGGGCAGCAGGCCGCGTTCGACAGGCAACAGATCGCGTTCCTGACACGCCTCCACGCCCGCGGCCGGGGGCCGCAAGGGCAGAAGTACGTGCAGGAGCTCACCGGCTTCTACAACGACCTCAACTCGACCTTGTCGACGATCGCGGGGATCCAGAAGAAAGCCGCGCAGACAGCCCGGATCCATATCCCCGCCAACATCTCGGGGACCGCGGTGATCCCCGGTGTGGCCGCGTTCGGGCGCACCGAGACCCGCGGCTTCACCGCCGGGCTCGGCGCCTACCTGCGCCAGTACGGGATGATCGGGCAGTACCAGGAGCCGCTTGGGCTGCAGGTTGCGTTGTCGCGTGCTGGGGCGCTCGGGCTCGACCAGAGCGGGATCCTTCGCCGGATCCGCGCCGCCGCCCGGAAAGCACTCGACTCCGGCAGGCTCGCGCTGGCGGCGCAGCAGCAGGCGTGGGACATCATCACCAGCATCAACCAGCAGCTCGCGCAGCAGGCGATCGGTGGCGCCACCAAGTACCGACACATTCAACGCGCGGTCTTCACGGTCGGGGCTAGCAGCGACGCCTACGCCGGTGCCTACCGGCCAAGGACGGTCGTGATCAACGGCGGCTTGCACCTCCACGGCGTCCAGGACGTGGGCGCGATGGAGTCCGCGCTCGAAGCCCGGGCGAAACGCCGCCCGCATCCGCGCCGAGGCCGCTAGGTGTGGCCGCCCCGACAGGGATCAGCCTCGCGTTCGGCAACAACACCCTCGAGCCGGCACCAACGTGGACACGGATCGACGACACCACCGCGTTCCCCGGTGTCCGCGTCGCCTCCTACCAGATCGACCGCGGCCGCCCCTCCGAAACGCAGAAAACCGGGGGTGGGACCGCGACCGTCACCCTCACAGACCAGCACGGCGCATTGGACCCGACCAACCCGACCGGCCCCTTCACGACCCCGACCCAGAAGATCCAACCTTTGGTGCAGGCCGCGATCTGCCGCTGGAACCCCGTCGACCTGGTGTGGGACACCCGGTTCCGCGGCTGGATCGCCGACTACGACTACAGCTTCGACCCCTCCCAGCAGGTCAATCAGCTCACCCTCAGCCTGGTCGACATCTTCGAGATCCTGCAGACGATCGAGCTCCAACCCGGCGAGGCCGGCGACGACCCGACCGGGACGGGGGCGCAGATCATCTACAACCTGTTGCCGACCGCGCACGACCGGATCACCCAGATCCTCGGTGTCGACGCCGGCATCCCCGCCGCGATGTACGTCGTCTTCAGCCTCAATGTCAACGTGCAGGTGACCTCGTATAGTCCCGGTGACACCGCCCTGCAAGCGGTGCAGGAGGCCGTCGACGCGGAGTTCCCCGACGTCGCGAACGCCTACACCGACCGGCTCGGCCGGTTCGCCGTCCACGGCCGCTACGCGAAGTTCAACCCCGGCGGCGTGATCGCCGGGCCGCCCCCGATCGATAACGCGACGTGGGACTGGCATCACTGGTACGCCGGCGACGGTGCTTTCGTCAACCTGAACCCGGCGACGCACGCGCAGATCCGCCAGTTCGCGTTCAACCGCGGCACCGGCTACATCATCAACACCGCCACCGCCTACCCCGGCTACACCGCGACCGGGGTCGCGATCACCGACACCGAGATCAAGGCGCAGCTCGTCAAGGACACCGGCTCGAGGACGCTGTATGGGATCCGTTCCTGGTCGGCGCCGAACCTGATCACCTGGACCAGCCTCAAAGACGGCGCCAGTGCGCTGGTGGAGACGAAACGGTTCGCGCAGTACGCGATCGCGAACTACGCGCAGGCGCGCAACCGGATCACCACCCTCGGCTTCCGGCCGCTCGACCCGACCGACCCCCGGGCCGGCGCCGTGCACCGGCTCCTCGGCCGCGTCGACATCTCAGACCAGGTCGACGTCACCGTCGCGAGCCCGGGCGGTGGTGGTTTCAGCGCCGCCCCGTTCTTCGTCGAAGGCCTCCACGAGCAGGTCACCGGGCGCCTCCACAGCGGCGTCACCGCAGGCGGTGAAGGCTACGACGACGTCACCCTCACCCTCGACGTGTCCCCCGGCCCGATCGACACGAGCATGTTCCCGCCCTAATGGCAACACCGAAGCCGTCAGTCCACGCGCGCGACCACGCCCCAGGTGCGGCCGACACGATCCCCTGGCTCGAACGGGTGCACATGATCGGCACGATCGCGGCCCGGCCCGCCCCCGGGATCGGGAACCAGGGCGCCCTCTACGTCTCCACCGACGAGACGCCCGCCGGTGGTGGCGCCCCCGGAACCTGGTATTACGCGACCCCGGTCGCGCCCGCCACAGCGCCCGCAGGTGCCACCGCAGGGGCCGCGTTCCAGAACGGCTGGTTGAACGTGCAGCTCCTCGACGGCACCTATGCACCACTCATGTACCGGAAGGAGCCCGCGACCGGCGCGGCCCGGATCGTCGGCGCGATCGGCGGCGGCGCGTTCGGTGCTCCCGCGATCGACCTTCCCGCCGACCTGTTCCCGCTCACCGACGTGCTCCAGGTCGTCAGCGGGATCAACACGACGAGCGCGCTGATCGTGACCGTGAACACGAGCGGGCTCCTGACCCCGATCGGCCCGGCCGGCGTCGGGACGGTGCTGCTCGCCAGCCAGACGCTGGCAGCAGC